AAGCCGTTGACCGCGAGATGGCTTTGCGCGCTGAGCGCGATGCGCTGCTGGAAAGAGGATGGGACGAGCCGAAGGCCGACTTAGGCCGTCCTGAATCGGCACTGCCATGCGGGCACCCGGCGTCGCTTGCAATCAACTCGGCAGAGACAGGCGAGTTCCTTTACTGCGAATTGTGCGACGACAAGAGCGCAAGACGCGACGCCGAACAGCGAGAACGTGAGTTGATTGCGGAGCGCGATGCGCTGCGGGAGTTGCTTAAAAGAGCGAGACTGTACCTCGGACCGGAAACAACCAAATACTCCGACTACCAGACATATGAAGTCTCGGGCGGCACAGCCATTGTCGAGTTGTGCAATGAAATCGACGCCGCGCTCGGCAAGGAGAAGCTATGACGCTGCTTGAGCGGTTCGACAACTATGGAATGGGCGCGAGCCTAGACGAGATGCACCCAAACGAAATCCGCCGCGCCATCGCTGTCTCGCAGGCGGTGGACGAACGCGTTGAGATTGAGCGCGCAAGGAACGCTGATTGCCGAAGCGAGGGAGTCAACTGGATCATGCGCCGCGCCGACGAACTTCTCAGGGGCAAGCCATGAGCATAACGGTAATCAAGATCGTTCAGCAGTATTTGACAGCGCACGGGTTCGACGGCCTGTACTCACCAAACGAATGCGCTTGCTTAGTCGATGATCTTGCTCCATGCGGGCAAATCGGAGAGGACTGTTGCGCTGGATACAAGCAAGAATGTGATTGCGGCGACCATGATTTTCACGTTGGTGAGGACAAACCATGATGACGCTTGGAGGCGTTCGCCTTGTTGTCAACGACCAAGTTACAAGACAAAGGCGGTACACGTTCGATCCGATGCGGCGAGTTGCTTGCTCAGATGAGATGCGGGCAGAGATGGGGCAATGGGCCTTATCGTTTTTTCGGGTCAACGACGTGTGCCTTGTGTTGGCAGACAACACGGTTATTGTCAGCAGCACAACTGCGGAAGCAATCCGCAAGGGCGTAAAGGAAATCAAACCATGATGCCGAATCTTCCAGAGCCAGCGCAGTTCGCGCCTCAAATGATTACAGAAGATGCCTACACGCGCACGCAGATGATCGAGTACGCCCGCGAAGTTGTGGAGGAGTGCGCGAGGATCGCCGAAAGAACTTCGGTAGTTGATAGCACGTGGAGCCACGCTTGCGGAGCAGTGGCAAAGAACATTGCAGAAGCCGCCAAGGAGATTGAGAAATGATGCCGAAGTTGCCGGAAATCTCAAGCCACGGACTGCTCTACGCGCCGTCTGATGTACGCAGAGCGGCAGAGCAATACGCACTTGCTTACGGTCGCGCAGTCGCGGAGGCGTGCGCTGCGATCTGCAAGGCTGTTGCCGAGCGAGGCCACCACAATTGGTCAGAGAAAATGGTGGCCGAGGAGTGCGCCAGGGTGGCCGACGATTTCGACTCGTTCGACGGCTCGGAGGGGAGCAGGACCGCCCGGCGGATAGCCGGTGAGATAAGACGGAGGTTCAAGGGGAGATGAGGACGAGCCCACTCAGGATGGTGACCAGGACCGAGTACCGGGTGGAGATACCCGGGGAGAACCAGCACGTGCGATTCGGCGGCGAGGGGGCGCTGAGGGCCGCGACCAAACTAGCGCAGGCCCTGGCCCTGCAGGCGGCGTTCGAGGAGTTCAGAACACTGGGATTCGGGCGCGACTATGCCTGCAACTGGCTGTCCAACAGGACGTCTGAAATAATGGGGTCACAGGAGTGGCCCCCCACAGATCCGACGGGAGATTGACATGAGCATGAGCAGCTGGTGGGGAGGTTTCACGTGCGGGGCCGCCCTCGTGGTGTCGGTGCTGGTGGTCTTTTGGGCCGTGGAGATCGCGGCCAACCACTATGAGGCGACGCAGCGCTGCGCGCGGGCGGCGGGGAGATGACAGTCAGGTACACGGGGCCCGCGTGGTTCTCCCCGATGGAGTGCTTCCGGGCGGACGTAGACCTGGAGGGCAACAGCTGGGTGCTGGTGGACCGCCGTGATTTCGCCGTGGCGGGGCACGTCACGGACCGCGGCGGGTACATAGTTTTCAAGTGCGAGAACCTGGAGTTTATATCATGAGATACACGCAGTACGGCGCGGACTTCGACGCGTGGTGGACCGACCCGGGGGCCGGCGGCGTCGATGTGTCGGAGGGCAGGCTGACGGCCAGCCACCCGGCGCAGTGGATGTTCCTGGAGTTTGAGAGGATGGTGGCCTCGGCCTACGCGGCCGGCCGGACCGGCGCGCTCGTGAGCGGGCGCGATGGACTGAAGATCGTGGCGCTGCAGGACGGCCTGGCCACCGTGGGGGAGTCCCAGCTCAACAACCTGATGGTCCGCCTGAGGGCGGCGGAACTCGGGTCCGCGGAGATGTCGGGGCGCCTGGAGAGGCTGGAGGCCGCGGCGCACAAGTTCTGCGACAAGGTGGAGCGCGGAGAGGCCAGGAGCCGGGACAGCTACGGGGAGTTCCTGGAGGCCCTCGGAAGGAAGGCGCCGTGAGCCGGGGCGCATCTCGACACCCATCAACAGACGGAGGACTGTGTTGAAGATACGCTTGGAACTGAGAGAGAACAAATAGAACCATTACGCTGTATTCGTGTTTTTAAACGGATCGCTGTCCGGCCTGCTGGTATTGCGGCGGCACGAGGTGGTCCCCTTCGAGACCATCCTGGCCAGAGGCTGTGTGCCGGGCCTGGACACGCTGGAGACGTCCGGCGACACGATCGTATGACAGTAAGGAGGACAGGCATGGATACACTGCTCGCGATGATGATGGCCGAGAGAGCCCGGGGCCGGGAGCCGATGGTGTTCGACTGGCAGAGGGCCGCCCGCCGGATCAGAGAGACCGGCGCCCGGGACGCCCGCGCCGGGCTGCGGGGCGACTGGGAATGGACCGGCGGGCTGATCTTGACAGACGGCAGGCCGTTATCCAGGGAAGAGAGCTATACGTACCTGGCGTCCATCTGGGCCGTCCCGGAGTTGGAGATCGATGGCCAAGTCGAGGAGTGCTACCGGATGCGCGGCCAGACCCCCGGCTGGGACGCGAACACGATGTGGCCGGAGGAGGCGCTCAGAGAGCTGAGGGGCGAAACACCGGAGGTCGAATGAAGTTGAAAACCGAGTGCCACGAGTGCGCGCACATGCGCGAGGTCCCCGGGAACTCCCACATTAGGTGCGCCAGACCGGACCCGGACATGACCGGCGACCCGCACGGGGTCAGGAAAGGGTGGTTCTTCTACCCGCTCCTGTTCGACCCCGTGTGGAGGACCGCTGAGTGCGCCAATCATGAGCCCGCGAGGGCCGCCTGACACCCCTCCTCCCCTCGCGGGGAGGGGTCCTTTTTTTTTTTTTCCGGAGGGCGACTTGACCGAGATCCTGCTGCTGGCCGCGCTGCTGGCCGACCCCAGAGTGTGTCACGACCCCGCCGCGGTCCCCAGGGACGCCCGTGGGGAGATACGGAGGAGCGCGGCCGAGAGGCAGCTGTTCAGGGGCATGTACGCGTGCCCCGCCACGGGGCTGCCGTCCGGACCATGCCCCGGGTGGTCGGTGGACCACGTGGTGCCTCTGGCGTGCGGGGGATGCGACGCGCCGCACAACATGCAGTGGCTGCCGAACGAGCACAAGAGCTGCGCCGGCAGGTTGTGCAAGGACCGGTGGGAGAGGAGGGTCTACTGCGCGGGAGGCGCGCCCGCGTCATCCCGAGCCCGTTGGGTTAACCCGGAGAGCCCTCCCAGATGATAGGATGTCCCCCCGGGTCCCCCCTCTAAGGGGACACTTGGGGGACACCGTAGTAAGTTTTCTTATATGTATATCTCCCCGGGTGGATACCTCCCGGGGGGACACTCTGAGGGGCAGGAATGACGGACCGCCATGAAACGCAAGGGGAAGCCGGCATCCCGCTGATTTGCAAGGATTTCCCGGACGAGCCGAGGATGCCGGAAAAGTATTCTCCGGTGAGGCAGGAGCGATTCCCCAGAGGAGGTCTCAGGTCCGTGGCCAGGCTGTCGGAGCTCAGATACGACCCCATAAAAGAGCTCGTCAACCTGTACGAGAAGCTTAGGGCCGACAACGAGCGCTACGAGAGGTGGCAGCGCGGCGATATCACGCCCCTGGACGGCAACGGGAACGCCCGCAGGTACAGCGCGCAGGCGCACGCGGCGGTCAGGGAGCAGATGATCCGCGTCGGGGAGTCCCTGCTGCGGTACGGCTACGGGCGCGTGCCCGAGACGGTCAATGTGGAGAGCAACGCGGCGCCGCTGGTGATAAACCTGGCCTCCCGCCCGTGAGCATAGACCTGCACCCCGGGCAGTCCGAGGTGTTCTCGGACCTGTTCGTGGACAGGAAGGCGAGATTCTCCGTGGTGGTCTGCTCCAGGGGCTGGGGCAAGTCGTACCTGACGGCCACCTGCGCCGTGGCGGCGTGCTACGAGCTGCTGGAGCTGGACTGGAGCGTGCCCAACAAGTACGCCTACATCGTCGCGCCGACGTACGACCAGGTCACGGACATCTACTGGCCGCTGATCATGTACGAGCTGGGCATGGAGGGACGCCTGGCCAAGGCCTCTAGGGACGACGGCAGGTTCATGTTCGGCAGGAACGTGGAGCTAAGGCTCGTGTCCTACGAGGCCGTCGAGAGGATGCGCGGCAAGGGCGCCTACTTCCTGGCCCTGGACGAGCTGGCCTCGTGGAGGCGCGGGCTCACCCCGAGGGAGGCGTGGGAGGGCATACTGCAGCCCACCGTGCTGACTAGGTGGTCCAGGAAGAGGGCCGCGGAGCTCGGCGCGAAGTCCCCGGGCAGAGCCCTTGCGGTGTCCACCCCGAAGGGCTACGACTTCCTGTACGACATGTACAATTTCAGGGAGATCGATCCCGAGTGGCGGTCCTACAGGTACGACTACAGGTCCTCCCCGTTCCTGGACGCGGAGGAGATCGATCGGATACGTCACACGGTGGACCCGCTGGAGTTCGCCCGAGAGTACGAGGCCAGCTTCAAGGGCTCCGGCAATAACGTCTTCTACTGCTTCGACAGGTCCGTGCACGTCCGCAGGGACCTGGAGGACTTCAGGCCGCCCTCGGGCGACAGGGCCAGGGACGGCGAGGACGTCCACGTCTGCATAGACTTCAACGTGGGCCTGCAGTGCTCGTCCGCATTCGCCCTCAGGGGCAAGCAGGCGCACTGGCTGGAGGAGTTCAAGGGCCATCCGGACACCGAGACGCTGGCCGTGGCCCTGAAGGAGAGGTACCGCGGTCACAGGATCTTCGGCTACCCGGACCCGTCCGGAAAGGCCAGGAAGACGTCCGCCCCGGTGGGCCAGACGGACTTCAGCATCTTGGAATCGCACGGAATACAGTGCCTGTCCAGGCAGTCGGCCCCTCCGATCGTGGACAGCGTCGCCGCGGTGAACCGCCTGCTGAAGACGGCGGCCGGGGACGTAAGGATGTACGTGCATCCCAGGTGCACCGGCCTGATAGCGTCCCTGGAGCGCACCTCCTGGTCTGAGAATAACCCGGACACGGCCACCCTAGACAAGAAGGAGGGTGTGGAGCATTTCTCGGACGGCGTCCGCTACGCCGTGGAGTACCTCTTTCCGATACGCAGGGGGCAGAAGGTGGCTTCCCGGGGCTTCGGTTTCTGAGAGGAGGTGTCGATGGACGAGCAGGAGAGGCCGCGGTCGGCTCTCGAGCAGCACATACAGACCGTCATCGCGGCCGTGCTGCTGGCCCTGCTCCTGTGGAACGGGAACGCGCTCGTGGATCTCAGGGACAAAGTCGGCAGATTCGAGGAGAGGCTCCTCACGCTGCAGTCGCAAGTGAACGCCTCCACCAGCACACACTTCTCGGTGTCGGAGTGGCGGAGAGAGAAGGAGGTGATAGATGACAGATTCCAGCGGCTGGAGAGACTTGTCGAGAAAATTTCGCACACTTCTTCTCGATGAGCTGTTCATACTGCGCGCCTTCACGGTCACGCTGCTGTCCGTGGGCATCTTCCTGCTATTCAGCGTGCACAACTACACGCGCAGGGCGGAGTACCGGATGGAGGAGTTCGTCCGCCGGGTGGCGGCCCTGGAGAGCCAGGTGATGGTCAGGACCGACGACCGGTTCCGCAGGGCGGACTGGCTGGCGCAAAAGGAGATACTGGACGTGCGATTCAGGGAGCTCGAGTCCCAGCTGGACAGGCTGGACCTCGCGATCAGGTCGCACGCCGAGGCGGAGGGAAGGAAGAAATGAGATACGGTGCGGAGCCATGGCCAGGGCGCTGATACGGGACCTGAGGTCTGACCTCATCAAGGACGCGGGCGCGGTCCTGTGGTCCATAGTGATGGGGGAGCAGCTGGAGTTCCCCGTTACGCTCGAGTTCCTGGACGACGCGTCTCTCGGCTACGAGTACGAGGCGGTCGTGCTGGAGGCGGAGAACGTTCCCGGCCAGGAGGAGCCGCCGTCCTCCGTCAGGTCCGTGTCCCCATCCAAAGTGGCGCTGGGCGTCAGGGTCCCCACGCCCCGGGGCGCCTGGGACGCCGCGCAGGCGTACAACAGGGAGGAGACCGTGACGCACGGCGGGGTCACCTACAAGCTGTCCTCCGGGGTGGCCAGGGTGTCCGCGACGCCCCCGCCGGACGACCCGCTCTGGGAGGAGCACGATCCCAGGACCGTGTACGTGCAGTTCCCGGGCACCCTCGGCTCCGGCTACGACCAGCAGCCCACGGTGGACGTCAACGTATACGGCTTCTTCGAGCTGCGCGTCACCGAGCCGGAGGACGCCGTGTACAGGCGCACCTGGAAGCCGGTCAGGGGCGTCGTGGAATTGTTATTCAGCCCGGCCGACCAGGTGCCCTGACGTGGACGACCTGGACGTTGTCTACGGCGGGCCCGGCACGCCGTCTTACGGGAGGCCCGGGGGGCAGGACTACGACGGACCCTCCTCGCCGGAGTACGCCGCCCCGGGCTCTCCCTCCCCCGCCTCCGTCTCTGCCGACTTCAGGCCGGGCAGGCGCGGGTTCGATCCCGCAAGATTCCTGTACCTTCCGGACGGCGCGCTGCTCTCGGACCAGATCCTGCCGCAGCTCGGCGGGGAGCTGCAGAGCACCGATGTCGGCGGCGCCCTGGATCAGCTGTCGTGGTCCATGTCCGCGGCGCGGTCGGACCTGTCGGCGGCCTCCGACCCGGGCCTGCTGCAGATGCAGAACTACGTCGCCTGGGACTACGTCGAGCCGGGCTACTACGGAATATCCGTCTCCTTCTGAGGTGAGCTGATGATCGTGAATCGCGTGGGCGCCAGGGGCGATCTGGTGCTGGTCCTAAGGGACCCCGCAGGCAGGGTGATCGCGGGGAGGCGGGCCGCCAACCTCGTGGTCGCGTCGGGCCTGGCTCTGGTGACCAGCAGGCTGGTGGATGCCTCGCAGTCGGTGGTGTCGCACATGGCCCTGGGCTCGGACGAAACCGCGGCCGACCAGGACCAGACGGCGCTGCTGGCCGAGACCGGCCGCGTGGCCCTGCAGAGCCTGTCCCGGGTGACCACCAGTAAGGCCAACGACTCCGTGCAGCACGTCGCCGTGTTCCCAGCGGGCGTGTGCACCGGCGCGCTGAGGGAAGCCGGGCTGTTCAACTCTGGCTCCTCCGGCGCCATGATGTGCAGGTCCACCTTCGGCGTCATAAACAAGGGCGCCGGCGACTCCCTGACGGTCACCTGGAAGGTCGCCTTCGCGCCCGCGTGACGCCGTGGTAGACATCGTCACGAGGGCGGGGAAGGGCTCCCCGCTGACCAATGCCGAGGCGGACGCCAACGTCGTGAATCTCAACGAGGGCAAGGCGGAGAGGCCGCTGGGGACGAAGGCCCTCACCGTCGCGTCCCCGTTCGCCCCCGACTCCGTCACCGTCTTCTACGCGTCCGGGCAGATCGTGCTCTCCGCCGTGCGGGCCGTCGTGTCCGGATCGGCGCCGTCCGTGACGTACTCCGTCAGGAGCGCGGCCAGTCGCTCCGACCCGTCCCCGCTGTCCCACGTGTCCTCGGCGGTCGTCACCAGCCAGACCTCCGGCGACTCTGCCGCGCTGGCGCAGGCCGCCGTGCCCGCGGGCAGTTGGGTGTGGGTCGAGCTGGAGTCCCTCTCGGGACAGGTCTCTTCTTTCTCCGTGGCTCTGGACTTCTGAGCCCGGCACAGGATGCGCGTCCCTGCGCATAGCGCCCGGTACGATCCAGGCGCGCAGTCGTAGCAACTCTAGAGGAGTTATCTGATGGCAGCAAACGAAGGCATCATCGACAGCGTCAGCAACGTCAACACCAAGAACCTCGGGGACGCCGCCGCGTTCGCGATGGGCCTGGCCTACAACGACGCCGTGGCGCACCAGCGGGCGATGAACAGCATCCGCGAGGCCTCGGTCGGCGCGGTCGTGAAGTCCTTGGTCGAGGTGGACGCCACCGAGGCTGTGTCGGTCGGCAAGGTCCTGACGGGCAACGATCTCGCGCAGGTCTTCGCCTCCCTGGCGTCGGCCATCGCGTCGTCGCAGCAGGCCGGCAAGGCCGCCGGTGTCACCCCGCCGGTGACGGTCTGACGGAGTGGCGGGGCCGCCTCCGCGGGGCCCCGCCGCGCCCGCGCCGGGAGGCTGAGAGATGCCCGTAGAATCAAGCGACACGGACAAATTCGTCCGGGACCTCATGGCCCTTAACGCCGTGGCGAACCAGCAGGCCACGCAGGTGCTGCAGCTGGCGGCCCTGGCGATGCAGCTCAAGGGAATGAACGATCTAGACCCCACCCAGGCCGTCCTCGAGTCCAAGCTCGCGGGAATGATGGGCGGGGGCGCGAGGGGGCTCAGGCTCCCCGAGAACCCACTGATAAAGGAGCAGAAATGAAGAGGATTTTCGCGCTGCTGCTCGCGGCGCTGCTTTCGGGGCCCGCCCTGGCCGTCGACGTGAACACGCAGCTGTGCGTGCTTTACCAGGGCTCCAAGGTGTACTGCCAGCAGAGCCAGTTCTTCGGCATGACCGAGGCGCAGGCGCGGGCCCTTGAGCGCTCGGGCTTCGAGACGCTGGATTACGCCAGCCGCCGCCAGAACCCCGAGACCTGCGGGGCCAGGTGCCCCTACTCGATCGAGTGGAGCTGGAACGGGCAGCCGGCCGTGCTGACCGAGCACCACACGTTCGCCGGGGTCAACCAGATCCTGCGGAAGGGCGTGCAGTGGCTCGACGCCAGGGTCACGGCGGCCGAGACCAACAGGCAGCGCGGCAAGAGCCGGCCCTGGGGCGACTGATGGCGGTGCGCCGCGTCCGGGTGGTCCACGAGGAGCGTCCGGCCGGCGCCCGCACGGTGGTTACGGACGCGGAGACCGGGGAGGAGATCCGCGGGATCACTTCCCTGGAGATCTTTCAGGTAGACGAGCGCGGCCCGATGGTCGCGGTGATCAAGACGGTGGGCAGGGTGGTGCACTGCGACGTGGTCGCCTCCGCGGAGACGCGGGAGCTGGCGCCCGGGGATCCCGGATGACGGGGCGGGACGACGAGCCCCTGCTGCGCGAGAGAATCTCGGCACTGTCCGGGGAGAACGCTCTTATGAGGCGGGAGATAGCCGCCATGCAGAGGTGGTGTCTGCGCATGGCAGACAGAATCGTGGAGCTGGAGATCAGGGTCCAGCAGTGCGGCGAGAAATCGCGTTAGCTACAACAACCGGGAGCTAGAATTGAAAGACAACGGAAAGATCGGCATGACCGCCGAGGCGCGGGCGGTCCGCGGAGCCGGGAGCGGCGCGTTCAGCGCGGTGCCCAGGTTCCGCTACGAGTTCGTGCACCTGCGCGGCGGGCTGGAGATAGACCGATGGTCCGCCGAGAACATCGTAACCACGGAGGGGGCCTACTCTCTGCTCGACGTGTACTTCGACGCCGCGACGCAGATCACGTCGTGGTACCTGGGGCTGATCTCCTCGGCCTCCTACACGACCCCTCCCGCCATCGGCAACACGGCGGCGAGCCTGTCGGCCGCGGGGAACGGCTGGGCCGAGTGCTCCGCCACGTACGCGCCGAACTACGACACGCCGGCGGGCACCGATCGGGCGCAGATCTCGTTCGCGGAGCCGACCGGCACTGACCCCGTCAGCCTGTCGTCGTCCGCCACCGTGGACATCACGTTCTCCAACACCGGGACCGTGAAGGGCGCATTCATCGCGGCCGGGGCGACCCGGCTCTCCACGACCGCACCGCTCTATTCCGCCGCGCTGTTCTCGGGAGACAAGGCCGTGGTGGACAACGACCAGCTGAAGGTCACGGTCACCGTGTCCCTCGATCTGGTCTACACGCCGTGACGGGGTGCGCATGAGAAAGCTCAGAGCGGGCATGACCGCGAGGGCGGGCCTAGTACTGGCCGAAAGGCATCGCGCCCCGGGACGCGCCCGCGCGCCGCACTTCTCCTTCCGCTTCAAGCACCTCGACAGGCGGGGGATCCTGCTGGACGACTGGACCGTCGGGAACCTCGTCACGCAGGAGGGCGGCCAGCACCTGCTGGACGTCGGCTTCGACGGCGCGACGCAGGTGACCACGTGGTATATAGGCCTGATATCGTCGGTGAGCTACACGGCGATAGCCAAGACCGACACCGCGGCGCAGATCGCCGGCAGCAACGGCTGGCGCGAGGCCGGGGCGTCGCAGGCTCCCAACTACGACACCCCGGCCGGCACCGCCCGCGGCACGGTCTCGTTCGGGGAGCCCACGAACGCCGATCCCGTGGTGCTGGACTCCTCCTCCGCCGTCAACTTCGTCTTCACGGAGGCCGGCACGCTGAAGGGCAGCTTCGTGGCCTCGGCGGGCACCCGGTACGCGACGACGGGCCTGATCTACTCCGTCGCGGCGTTTTCGTCCGACAAGGTGATCTCCGGCGACGGCGACCAGCTCAATGTTAGCGTGTCGCTGTCTCTGGACGTGGGCTGACATCGGGGGCCGAATATGCCGGTAGCCTCAAGTGTGCTGTCTGTTGACCCGCACACCCAATCAGACGGCCGGGTGTACGTACTTGAGACGCACGCGCTGACGACCGGAGGTGCGATCGAGCATCGATACTTGGCCGCGGCCGAGGCGGACCATTCCGCGGCCATGGAGGCGCGGGTGCCCTATCTGAACAACGCGCTAAAGCGCGATGAGCAGCGCAGGACGATCTACTCCGATCCCGGCCCGATCTCGCTGCAGCATCAGACCAACGCCGAGTTCGCCGACGCATTTTGGGGCGCCGTCGATGCAACGTGGAGCGGCGACAAGCTGGTGTACGCCCGGCTTCTGTGGTGGCTGTACGAGGAAGTGCTCCACGGCTGGCTGACCAGCGACGCCGTGCGCGCCAGCTATAACCTTCACTTTGGCAAAAGTCTAAATACCACGCAATGGAACGCGCTCGTGTCTTCTCGCATCGCCCCGGCGCACGATAGGTACGCGGCGATGCTGGTCGAGGAGTCGGTCTGATGGCCGACTACTACGTGAAGTCTGGCAGCGGCGTCACGCAATTCGCCGCCTCGACCGCGTACTCGACCGGGCAGCGGATCGTGCCGGCCACGGGTGACACCGGCACGAACTACGGCATCGCGAGACGGTGGGTTTGGGAGTGCACAACCGCAGGAACGACCGCGGCGGGCAATCCGACATGGCCCGCCTCCGTCACGAAGGACTCAACGACGGTGACGAGCGGAACCGCGGTCTTCAGGGCGCGGCAGCCGGGATTCAGCAGCGGCACGACGGCGGACTGGACATTTGCCACGCCGATCATGATGTACGTGTGCGGATCGTCAGGCATGCTGGCGGCTGGCGATAACGTGTGGGTATCTAGCTCGCACAACGAGAGCACCGCGGTGCAGCTTGCGCTCGTAGGTCCGAGCACCGCAACCAATCCAGTCAAGGCCATTTCCGTTGACGACTCGGCCGCGCCGCCGACGGCCTTTGCCGAAGGGGCGAAGGTGACAACCACCTACAGCGGGTCGGCGTCGATTCAGGGGGCGCTGTTCATCGACGGGATCGACTACGAGTTCGGCAACGCGCAGAACGCGAATTACAACCTCTCGGTCGCGCAGGCGGCGGCCAATGAGGGAACCACCATTCGGCGCTCGCTCATCAGGAACACCGCGACCGGGACGGGCGTCCAATGCTCGGTGGGCGCGGCTGGCCGCGACGACAGGCATGACGTAATCCTTGAGGATGTCCAGTTCTATTTCTCGTCATTCGGCAATTACGCCTTCTCGGTGCAGTCGCAGTCTCTGACGCTGCGCTCTTTCTCGGCCCTGCCGCTGTTTCACGCCTTGTCCGACGTGCCTGTGAGCCTGTTCGCCCCCAACGTGAACGGGGCTGTCTGTGTCGCGGACGGGTACGACCTGACGGGACTCGGATCGGGCTGCTATTTGGTCAGCGGAATAAACACAACGGGAACTGCGCGGATACTGTTCAGGTCGTGCAAGCTGAACGCCTCTCTGGCCGGCGTCGTTACTTCCGTCACGGGACCGGAAGTGATTGTTGACATGGACAACTGCGACTCCGCTGACACGCAGTACCGAAAGGCGCGGCATACCGGCGTCGGTTCCGTGGTCAGCGAGACGACGCGGGTCATGACCGGCGGCGCTTCGAACGGCGTCACGCCGATCTCGTGGGCGTTGGCCTCCAACTCCGCAGCGTCGTTTCCGGCAACTTCGCTGAATTCCGGCGAATTGGTTTCGCCGTTCAATACGGCGGTCGGCTCGTCGGTTACGGTTACTGTCGAGCTGCTGCACGACTCCGCTACCGCTTTGAAAGCGAGCGATCTCGTGCTAGAGGTCATCGCGCTGACGACATCTGGCACTCCGTACGGCCGCTGGTATTCTAGCGCACCGGATTATCCTGCGCTCGGCTCGGACCTGCCCTCAAGCGGTGCGACGTGGACGACGACCGGAATAAGCAATCCGAATAAGCAGAAAGTGTCGGTGACGTTCACGCCGCAGGAGATCGGTCCGTTCGTCGGCCGGTTGCGGCTGTTCAAGGCAAGCAAGACCGTATACGCCAACCCTCAATTGATTGTCAGTTGATGCCGAGATGGGGCTCCAGTACCAGATTCCAGGCGGCCCGTTCATCGACGATGGGCAGAGCGGGCTGGAATTCCAGGTCCCGGGCGGCCCATTTTTTAACGAGACAGACAGCGGCGGCGCAATACTTACCGGATCGCATGACTCACAGGTCATTGCGTCTGTTGCTATGGTGCCGTCGCTCGCGTTATTCGGCGCGGATGTCGTTCCGGCGACCGCCGGCTCCGCGTCGTCCGCCCTGCACGCCCGCTTCGGGCGCCCGGTCGCCGACGACTCCAATTCCGGCTGGACGTCTACGGAGGCGTCGCTGTACGAGGCGCTGGACGAGCACGCCCGCGACGACGCGAGCTACATCCGCGCCACCGGCGCCGCCACCGCGCGCGTCGCGCTGACGCAGCTCGACGATCCCGGCCCCACACTGCACGCGATCGCCGTCGCCTCGCCGGCAGGCTACACGCCGAGCGGCACTTTGACCGTGCGCCTGCACTCCGGCGCCGCGCAGATCGCCGAGTGGGTCATCGCCGATCTCGCGGCCGACGACGTGCGCGTGCTGGAGCTGACCGGCGAGCAGCGCGACGCGATCTCGGACTACACCGCGCTGGACCTGGAATTCGTGGCGAGCGTCTGATGGCCTTCCCTACAATCGCCGCCAGCACGAGCGGCACCGACGCGACCAGCGGTACCAGTCACACGATACAGCTGCCCGCCGGGATCTCGTCCGGCGACCTGCTGCTGGTGTTCTGCACGTTCGACGGCAATCCGGCGCTGTCCGGGACGCTGACGACCGAGTACACCCTGATCGCCGGCACGAACAACTCGGCGGTCCTGCACGTAGTCTACGGGAAGAAGGCGACCGGCAGCGAGGGCTCCACGGTCAACGTCACCGCCGGCACGTCGGAGGCCGCGATATTCCGAACCGCGCGGATCCCGGCGGCGGGGTGGTACGGCGGATCCGCCTGGGCCGACGCCGTCGTCGGCGACGTGGCCGTCGGCACCAGCACCACGCCCAATCCGCCCGTGCTGGATCCGGCCAACTGGGTCACAGAGGACACGCTCTGGATCGCCTCGTTCGGCTGCGACGCGAACCGCACAGTCTCGGGGTGGCCGCTCAGTTACGCGGATAATCAATATTCCACGACGGTCAGTAACGCGACAAACGGCGTCGGATTCGGCATGGCGACGCGCGACAACGCGGTCTCCAGCGAGAATCCCAATTCGTTCACCATCTCGGCCTCGGACGAGTGGGTCGCCATAACCGTCGCGGTGAGGCCGGCGGCGCCCGTTCTGTCGGGCGACCACAGCAGCGGGGGCGCGCCGGCCGGCTCTGCCGCCGGCTCGCTGGTGCTGGGCGCGGCCCATGCGGGCGGCGCGGCGGCCTCCGGGTCTACAGACGGTACGGTGATACCGAGCGCGTCGCTGGACCTCCGCGTGTCGTGGGCGGTCCTGGACGTCAAGGCGGTCGCGGACCAGAACAGGACGCACGCGCCCGCGGCCGGGGCGGGAGCCCAGGCGCAGGCCTCCGCCGCGCTCTCCGTCTCCGCGGAGGAATCTTCCGGGGCCTCGGACATCGTCGCCGCGCTGTCGGTCGCGGCGGCATCCGGTCAGGAATCCCTCGGCGCCTCCGACTCGGTATCGGCGCAGTCCGCCCTTCGGGCCGATGCGGGCGGCTCCTCGGGCGCCTCCGACGCGGCCTCCGCCGCAGCGGTACTGCTGTCCGAGACGGGCGCCCAGGCCGGGGCATCCTCCGCGTTCTTGCTGTATTCTCTGTCGGAGGAAACCTCCGAGCACGGGGCGGGCGTCTCTTCCTATGCGGTCGCCGTCGCGTCCGTGCTGGCGGAGGCTTCCTCGTCCTCGGGCGCAGGGTTCCAGGCGGATTCCTACGTGGTTCGGGCCGCGACGCTGTCCGCGGCGGCCGGGGCGGGGGGCACTGCGCAGGGATCCTCCGTCCTGGTCGCGTCCTCGGAGGGCCGGACAGGCGCGGGGTTCGATCCGTTGTCTGTCGCCGTCCTGCTGGGCAGCCATTCTTCGTCCGCCGGGATCTCGGACTCCTCCGCGGCGGCGCAGGAGCTGTCTCAGGACTGGCGAGTCGGCGCCGGCTACTCGGCCGGAACCGCGGCCGTGTACCACGAGGTGTGCTCCGCGGCGGCGGGTGCGGGGTACTCGGGGGACGGCGACACCGGCTCCACAGCGGCGCACGCCGTGTCGGTCGGCGCGGCCGTCTCCTTCGGGACGCAGTCTTCGTACGGTGTGTCGGTGTCCTTCGGCGCCGGGGCCGGCGGCATCAGCATCGGCGATCTTTCCCTGCCTGTAACCCTCCTGAGCCCGGCGGGGGCCGGCGCGCTGTTCCAGCCGTCCGCGTCCTATCCCGTGCTGTCGGGGCACGGTGTCGGTGCCGGGCACTCGCATCAGGCCTCCTCCGCACTCCCGGCCGCGCTGGCCGCGGGGGCGGGGGCGGGATTCTTCTCCCAGACGGACTCCGCGGCGAGCGCGGCGTCGGATCACGCCGCGGGCGCCGCTGATCTGTACTCGGCGGGGGCGGTCCTCGCGGCCTCTTCCGCCCACGGGGCCGGGGCCGGCCTGTCTCTGCAGGCCTCTCTGCACTCGGAGGTGTCTGTCTCGTACGGGATGGGTGCGGCGCAGGCCGGGGAGTCCTACTCGGGATCGGACGCCTCCGCGCAGTTTTTCGCAGGCGCTGGCTTCCAGACCTCCGCGGCGCGGGTGGCTGGCGCCAGATATTTCGTGGTAACGTGACAAGGAGCTGAGATGAAGATAGACGTGAGGAAAGACAGGGAGCCGGAGCAGGCGCCGATGCGGTTCTCTAACAGGAATCCCTCGGACTGGGACATCCGTCCGGCCGGGGAGGGACGCATCGTGGCCTCGTGCGGCCAGGAGACGTTCTCGGGAACAATCGCCGAGTTCAACGAGCTGATGAAGGCCTGAGATGACGGTCGCCCCCGGAGCTGTGAAGACCGTCGCGACGCCGTGCGTGGAGTACCAGCGCAGGGTGCCGCTGTGGAAGAGGTCCAGAGCGCTGTGCGCCGGGGAGCAGACGGTGAAGAGCCTGGACGCGATCCTGGATTCGTTCACGTTCAGCAATCTGCTGACCCCGTTCTCCCCGACCATGAGCCAGTCGCAGTACAACTGGTACAGGTCGGAGGCGGAGCTGCCGGGCATAACGGCGGAGTTCGCCAAGATGGTGGTGGGCGGGCTGCTCAGGAAGCCGCCGGTGGTCGCGCTGCCGGAGTCAGTTCCGGAAGACGCCTCCGAGTGGATACTCAAGGAATTCGGCCAGGACGGCTGCACCCTGTCGGCGTTCATGGACGAGGCCCTCTGGGAGGAAATCCAGACCAGTAGGGCCTGGGTCTACGTGGATTATCCCCAGGTGGAGGACGAGGATCTGTCGCGGGACGAGCGCAGGCAGTACAGGCCGTATCCGGTGGTGTGGAAAGCCGAGAAAGTGATAAACTGGCGGATCAACAAGGACATGACCGGCAGGCTGGTTCTCGGGATGGTGGTCACGAGAGAGCTGGTGGAGGACCGAGCGTCGGACGAGTTCCACCCGCGGTTCGTGGACACCGTCCGCGTCCACGACGTGTCGGGGGGCGCGTACCGCGTCAGGGTCTACAGGAAGCCCGAGTCGCAGGCCGAGGAGAATGCCTCCGGAGAATCCGGCTTCGTGCTGCAGGAGACGGTTGTCCCGCTGATGGAGGGCGCGCCGCTGCCGTACATCCCGGCCTGGCCGCTGAACGGCAGCATCGCCACCAGGGAGCCCGCCCTCATGCCGATTATCAACAAGGAGGTGGCCCTGTACAACAAGATGAGCCGCAGGAATCACCTGCTGTACGGGGCGGCCACCTATACCCCGGTCATCTGCGCCGACATCACTGACGAGAAATTCGACGAGATAGTGGAGAGCGGGCTGGGCACGTGGCTGAAGCTGCCGCCGGACGGGAAGGCCAGCGTGCTGGAGACCCCCACCGCCGCGCTGCAGGACATGGACAGGGCGATCGCATCCTCGATAGAGGAGATAGCGAAGCTGGGCGTCCGTATGCTCACGCCGGAGACGGACCAGTCCGGGGTGGCCCTGCACCTGCGCAACGCGGCGCAGACGGCCCAGCTGGGGTCCCTGAACGAGCGCGTGGGCGCCGTTATGTCGCAGGTAATCTCCCTCATGCTGACCTGGCGGTACGGCACCGAGTTTCCGGCCGCCGAGGTGTCATGCACGCTCTCCGAGGACTTCAACCAGACGCCACTGGGCGCCGACTGGCTGAGGCTGGCCACCGAGTGGTACGACTCGGGCAAGATCCCGCGCTCTGTCTGGCTGCAGCTGCTCAAGCAGAACGACATGCTGCCCTCGGAGTACGACGACAAGCAGGGCATGCAGGAGATCCAGGCGGACATGGACATTCTGCTGGAGAAGAGGGCGCGGGAGATGGACTACGCGGCAGAATTGTCTGCCGAGACGAAGCCGCCTGCTAGATGACCAACGCCAACACGGCGGTGTTCGACAGAGCCGTGGACCGCGCGGCGATGGTCCGCCTGTACGAGAGGCGGGTCGCCGGGAAGGTGGAATTGCTTGTGGACGGCCACGCTGTGCGCCTGGAGCGCCTCGTGCGGGAGGCGGAACGCTCCCAGCGCGGGCTGGAGCGGCTCAGAGAGGCCGTGGACCGGGAGCTGAGGGGCACGTACCGAGAGGTGTACTCGGTCACCAGGCGCTCGTTGCTGGACCTGGCCTCCGACCAGCTTTCCTACGCGTACCAGACCGTGGAGGCCGCGGTCGGCCGCATCTGGCGGACGGCTCGCCCGGAGCGCCGCGTGTCCGAGGAGATAGTCCTGCAGAGGCCGCTGTACTCGGACAGGACGCTGGCCGCCGGGTGGGCGGGCGTCAGCATCTCGGAGCGTCAGAGGATAGAGGCGCTGATACGCCGCGGGATGGCCGAGGGCCTGAGCATGGAGGAGATGGCCAGAGAGGTCAGGCGCGGCAACGTGCACAAGATAACACGCATGCATTCCAGGGCCCTGGTGGTCACGGCCGTCACGAGCGTCAGGGCCCAGGCGGATCACGCCGTGTACGCCGCCAACGCCAGGGCCATACGGGGGTGGCAATACGTGGCCATACTGGACTCCAGGACCACCCCGCTGTGCGCTCACAGGGACGGCACCGTGTATCCCCCGGAGGACACGGAGCACCTGCCGCCGGCTCACTACAACTGCCGGTCCACCACCGTCCCGGTGTTCAAGTCTTGGGCGGACATAGCGTCTCTGGAGGGCGTGGCGCAGGTGCGCCGGAACAACGTTAGGGGCCTGACGCGGCAGCAGATGGCCTACTACGACGGCCAGACACCGATGCGGGAAAGCTACCACGACTGGCTATCCAGACAGACGCGCGAGGTTCAGCTGAGGCACCTCGGGGAGTACGAGAAGGTATCCCTGTTCAGGAGCGGGCAGCTGCACCTGTCCAAATTCACCAATGACGAGGGCAACTCTCTGGGCATAAAGGAGCTCAGGGCGTTGACCGACTCCGGATACCTGGTGCCCGGAGACACGCGCAGATTCGCCGCCGCCAAGGCGCGTCTAGACGCGATGCAGCTGGGCGCCTCCTCCCCGGACGACTTCATCTCGGACGACAGGCTGGCCCGCACCCTCGTGGACTACTACCTGCTGCAGTCAGGCGACCTGGACGGTAATCTGTCCCTGACCAACTACAGGGGACTGCTGCTCAACGTAAAGAGGGCCACCAAGAACCGGGTGCTGGCGTCGCCTCCGCGAGAGGATCAGACGGTGTTCAACCCGTTCACGCGCAGGTACGACGACGTGCGGGTGTACCAGCCGAAACCGGAGGTTCTGGAGTCCGCCATGAGGCGCGTCGGGGACAGCGCCGACCTGCTCCCGCGGGACGCGGAGTTCATCGGGAAGACCGTGGCCGCCCTGGAGGACCGCATGGGCGTCAACGAGAGAGCGGTGGTGGCGGAGAATCTGCGCATACTGTTCTCCAGGTACCGGCGGAACCCGGAGCCCTGGGTCAGCTTCAAGGCCGCCTCCAACGCGCAGATGAAGTTCGACGTGACCAACGTGTCGGACTATATCGAGACGCAGATACGCAAGGACTCGGACGTGCTGCGCAAGCTGCAGCTGGACGCGTACGTAGATCCGGTGCTCGGCGCGACCTCCCTGCAGGAGCTGCACGACGGATTTCTCGGGAATATCCTGGCGAAGAATCTCTGGGAGGACAGCACGGCCCCGAAGATCGCCCGCGAGATGCGCGACATCTTCGACTACAAGATTCCCCTGAAGATAAGGGCGAGACTGTCCGAGAGGGACCTGCAGCAGTTCTACCTGCGGTTCGCCCATCGTCTCAGCCTGGCGGATTCGCCCGACAGGGACTCGCTGGCCGTCTCACTGGGCCGGGACCTGTACAACATGGCCAATCTGAACGGGTCAAGGAATCAGTGGTTCAATCTGGGTCTCCGTCTGATGGAGGCCAAGAAGATGGACAAGCTGTTCTCGCTCGGGACCTTCGGCGTGCAGAAGCGCAGGATGAAGAGCAGAATGAGCGGCAAGTACTTCGGTCCGTACTACGACACGCTGTCGTACTACGTGGAGCTCAGGGACAAGCGGCTGCTGGAATACGCGGCGCTGTCCAGGCGGGTGGAGCTGGGCCTGCGCGTGAACATCGTGGACCCGAAGAACAGGCTCATAGTGCGCCCCGGATACAAGACATACTTCATGGACAGAGGTGTTCTGGGCCTGGAGGACACCCGTATCCCGATCGTGTCCTCCTCCAGCTTCTCGGAGTTTCCCGAGTCCGCCGTCGACCGGGAGATGGCGGACGCCCTGAACTGGGCCGCGAGGGCGGAGTTCCGCGTGGACCGCGATTACTACGATTTCGTGAGAAAGCTCCTATACTTCCGGGACGACAGGGGCGCGGCGCAGAGGTACGAGGACCTGAACACGTACCGGAAGTACATCGCCTCCCGCGGGGACTCTTACGAGCGCTTCAAGGCGATGGAATGGCTCGTGGACGGCGACAAGAAGTTCTCCAGCATGCCGTTCCTGGACCACAGGGCGCGCATCTACGAGCGCGGGCTGGTCGGCCCGCAGGCGGGCGAGACGTTCAGACCGTTCCTGAACACGGCGGAGGCGAAGGCGTTCAGCCCGAGGGACTTCCGAAACTTCCAGGACCAGGTGGGCTCTTTTCTCGGCGGGCTGAGCGATTACTTCGAGGGGAGGCACGACTCGCTGACCTTCACGGGGAGGCAGAAGATCGCCGAGAGATGGAGGCCGGAGCTGGTCCGCCTGGGAAATCACATGCTCAGGGGAAAGCCCAACGACATACGCGCCGTGCTGGACTCCGATCTGGTGGCCCGAGTGGATGGGGAGGAGCTGGGTAAGTTCTTCCGTCTGGCCATGGAGACGGCCAAACTGGACAACTTTCTCAGGGGGGACTACACCAAGGGCGCCCTTGAGACGCTGTCCGGCTATAGGACCGCGCTGGCCCTGGAGCAGGATGCCTCGTCCTCCGGCGCGCAGATAATAGCCCTCACCACGCGGAACAAGCAGCTGGCGGAGCTGAGCAACGTGGTGCCCACGTCCTATAAGAAGCGCCTGTACGACGAGATCGCGGCGGCCACGTACAACGATCCGAGGTTCAGACGCATGAACGAGCGGCTGGGCCTGACGGAGAAAGACCTGCGGAAGGCCGCCAAGGCGCAGAACATGGTCACTCTGTACGGCGCAGGGGAGCGCACCGGCACCCTGAACGTCGAGGGGAAGCTGTCGAAGGTCCTGGAGAAGGACACGGGAACTCTCGTCGTGAAGACGTCGGACAGGGACACGGTGCTGGCGGAGATATCGGCCAGGATGGCCAGGTACGAGAAGCTGGACCCAGAGCTGTACGAGGAGCTCTCCCAGCTGCGTAAGAATGTCAAGGACATCTTCGACAGGGGCGTGAGCCCCGGCGAGGACATCATGGAGGAGCTCTGGTTTCTGGACTCCAAGACGCGCGACCTGGTCGACAAAATGTCCTCCGCGTACGATCGCGTCGTGACGCCGGACGACTTCAAGCAGATAGCGGCCATAATGAGCGAGCACCTGCAGGAGCAGGTCCCTGTGCTGAAGAATTTCACGCGGTTCCTTGGAAGACTGGCCGAGGAGTTCCTGAACGAGGCCAAGCCGTCGCAGGCCGCATTCGACTGGGAGTCCATCGGAAAGATAGCCGTGCTCGGCACCAGGAAGAAGGGGTACGTTCTGCCCGACAGGCTCAGCGAGATGCTGGGCCTGAAGGCGGGTGAGCCGGTAAGCGAGAAGCTGCTCAAGCGGCTCGCCTTCTGGAACCCGCAGGGCACTCTGAGGGACATAGTTTACGGCGTGGAGCTTCCGGAGACCAGGCGCACCGGGGCCACCTATCTCAAATTCGACTTTCCCGTACCGATACCCGACTTCGAGAAGAGGGCGCTGGGCCGCGAGGTCGGATTCGACGGCGTGCCGGTCCTGTATGCCAACAAGCTCCCGAAGAGCTGGACTAACGTGCCCTGGGTCAATTTCGACGGGAAAGTGCTGGAGCAGCATTTCACGCAGTCCTTCGAGGAGCGGCTGAATTACCGCGACGAGGCCGGCAACTGGATAAAGAACATCCTACAGGTGCCGCAGAAGACGGAGGCCACTTGGTGGGAGCAGGCCATCAACAAGTCGGGCAAGATCAACGACATCGCCGACACAACCAAGGCCCGCACGGCGTTCGCGGTGAACGGCAATCACTCCAACGACGCGGTGCTGGTCAAACGGTTCCATCTGTGGGGCCGGGGCAGCGGCGTGCAGACGTCCACGGTGCACGACGCTTTCTTCACCAACGCGGCCGACATGATCAAGGCCCGGGCGGCCCTGCGGGAAATATATGCCAGGGCTATGGATAGAAACGTCATAAGGCTGACTCTGGACGAGATGAGGGCGAGGGGGCTGCCGAAGGCCAAATACGACGCGTATCTGGAAGAGGCCATAGAACTGGGCCTGATACCGGTCCCCGGCAAGTCCAGAATCGGGGGGAAACTGATGAAAGATTCGGACATTTTGACGAGGGAAGATGTGCTCAGGGAAATTCCCGACGACTTCTTCGAGAATTTCGGGTGGTATGGAGTCAACTGATCGCACCCCGTTGAATTAACCCAGGCGAGAGTCTGCACAAAAACAGACTGTGCCTTGGAAACAAGCCGGCCGCGGCTGTGCCGTCGGTCACATCGAGTTGTACTCAGAGGAATACAGATGAGCGATACAGAGAGCAAACCGGAAGAATCGGCGGCGGAATCGTCCGCTGAGAGCTCGAGCGAGAATACCGGAGGCGACCCTTCGCAGGATCGCCTCCAGAAACTCGTGGAAGCGCAGCTGGCGCCGATAAAGGCGAATCTGGACAAGGCGTACGCAGCCCGGGACGAGGCCATCAAGAAGCTGGCCAAGTACGAGGCGGATCTGCGCGCGGCCGAGGTCCAGCGGCTGAAAGATGAGGGGAAGCATCGCGAGGCCTTCGAGCAGGAGCTGGCGGCCGAGCGCGCGGCAAGGCAGGAGCTGGAGCAGAGGAACATCGAGCTTACGCGGGACATCACCGTGAAGGGCGCGATGCAGGCTCTGCCCTTCAGAAACGCGAGGTCGTTCGACATGGCCTTCAAGGAGATAACGGCATTACTCGTCAAGAACGAGCAGGGCGAGTGGGTGCACAAATCCGGCGTCAGCGTGCCTGACTTCATCAAGACTTTCGCCGAGGACGAGAACAACTCCTTTCTGTTCAAATCCAAAACATCTACCGGAACGGGCTCGGCCGGGGACTCTTTGCCGCCCGATACGTCCGGATCCAGCTCTTCGCTATTCGCTCTACCGCAGGACGAAGTACTACGACGCGCCGCCGCCGGGCAGCTAAGGCGTGCGCCCACATGACCTAACCTAAAGGAAACACCAGAATGACCGCTCGCACCGACGTCGGCGGCGCCACGAATTTCGTCCTCCAGGAGGCGATCGGCGCTTACACCGATGAAGCATACACGAATGCCAAGAAGCTCTCGGGCACAGGCATCGTCAGCGACAACCCGAACGTGAACCGCGACACCGAGACCTACGTCGGTCAGCTCCGCTGGTTCAAGCCGATGAACCCGACGATCAACGTCGCGTCCTTGACGGACAGCACCGCGGGAACGACCTCAACGTACGCCTCGGACTACCTGACGTACGTCAAGACCGCCCGCACCTATGGCGGCACGAAGGTCAATCTGCAGCAGCTGGTGACGCAGAAGGACGGGCTGGCGAAGATCTCCCGGGACTTCGTGGAGCACCGCACCCAGGACGAGCACAACGCGATCCTGGCGGTGCTGAAGGGTGTCGCGCTGGCGGAGGCGCTGAACGGCGCAGCGTCGGCCGGCGGCGGAACCGGTCTGGGCGGTCAGACCTTCACCAACGATCCCACGGACAAGAAGTACGGCTTCTACGTGGACATGGGCGCGTCCCGCCTCATCAACAAGGTGGGGTACCAGGCGGACGGCACCACGGCCAACGCGGCCTACGTCGGAGCCCAGCGCGCCGAGGGATTCCTGGAGGCCTTCGGGAAGGCGTACAAGGACCACGAGCCCGAGTGGGCGTATCTGGTCACTAGTCCCGAGGTCCTCGCGTCGCTGCGCTCGGCCAACCTGGTCGACAGCGACCGCGTCCGCGACGGCAACCTCGACTTCCCGACGATCTTCCAGGGCAAGTTCCGGTTGCTGCAGACCCGCGCCGCGCAGGGCATGGCCACGGCCGACCTGACCAAGGTGAACACCGGGGCGGGCGTGGACATCGTCGGCACGAAGACCTCGTTCATCGTGCTGCCCGGCGCGCTGGCGATGGTGCCTCTGGTGATGCCCGAGCCCGTCGAGATCGACCGCAACGCCGGGGCCTACAGGGGCGGCGGCACGACCACGGTCTGGTACCGCTGGGGCTACATCCTCGCGCCGGCCGGGTACAACTGGGCGGGCAGCGCCGACAAGTTCCCCTCGGACGCCGAGTACGGCTACGCGGTGGAGAGCGGCACGGCCAAGGCCATCACGGACGTCACCACGATCGCGAACGCGACCGGCACCTGGGTGCGCAAGTCCAACTCGGCGCTGTCTCTGGGAATCCTCCCGGTCTTCCACGGCTGAGGAAAGGCGGTGGCGCTGTCGAAGGGAACCAACTCGTACGCCACGGTCCGCGAGGCCGACGCGTACTTCGCGGACCGACTCGGCGCCGCCGCCTGGGGAGAGGCGTCGGATGAGCAGAAGGCCCAGGCGCTCGTGACGGCCTCGTCCATTCTCGACGGCATGTCCTGGTCCGGTGAGGCTGTGTCTCAGGACCAGAAGATGGCGTTCCCTAGGAACGGGTGGTTCTTCGACCCGTTCGTCGGGGCCGAGGTGGAGATGGGTGCCGGCGTGCCCGGAAGGGTGGTCAAGGCCGCGTTCGAGCTGGCCAGCCACTACCTGTCCGAGGACTCCGCCCTGGAGTCGTCCGGCGAGGTCCGCAATTTGTCGGTGGGCTCGATACGTCTGGAATTCATCCAGAAGGCCAGCCGCATCCCGTCGGACGTGAAGAACCTGATAAGGCCTCTTCTGGTCAACTCGGGCGCCCGCGTCTGGTGGAGGGCGAACTGATGGGCTACAGGCAGCTGATCAACAGCAACCTGGATCTGGCCTTCAGGCTGCTCGGGGACCTGGCCGTGGACACGGAGCTGGTGTCCAGGGACACGGTGTCCTTCGACTTCTCCAAGGGGGCCCTGCGCAAGTCCGGGAGCACGTCCGTCCCGGCGCGGGTGGTCGTCACGGAGCACGAAAAGCTGGCCCGGGAGCACAATTCCGCCCGCCGACAGATCCTCATGAAGACAAAAGACCACGCCGATCTGGGCGTGTACGACACGGTGATCCTGGACGGGAACCCGTGGAAGTTCGGCCCGGTCCTTCAGTCGGACGGCTACGTCACCCTGGCGTACGTCACCCGGGAGATCTGAGGTGTCCAAGTACGCCACGCTGGAGTCCGATGTGTTCTCGGTATTCGGCGGAGCGCCCTGGAAGGCCGAGAAGATAAACACCTACCCGTCCAACTTTGTCCCCGACGATGCCGGGGCGGAGTTCATCCGCGTGTCCATCGTGCCGTCCGGCGCCGGTCTAAATCTCCGGTCCGCGTCAGGCCTGATGATAGTCGACATATTCACGGAGGCAGGCATGGGCCCGTCCAGGGCCAGCCTAATCGCCGACAAGCTAGACCAGTTCCTCGTGGGGAAGAGCCTGTCCACGCAGCCCGGGAGGGTGACCCAGTTCGGAAATAGCGCGCTGGGCCACTCGGGGGCGGACAGGGACAACCCCGCGCTGCACCGGTCGCGGTACTCAGTCCAATTCAACCACTACGGAGCAAGTTAGATGGCACACATCACCTCGATCGGCGCGGGCATGTTCTCGGACCTCGCCGTTCACAACCACACCACGTCGCTCACGGGGCTCGACACTCAGGCCGAGTTCGATGCGCTGTTCGTCACGGAGACGGACACGCCGGCCGTGGGAACGTTCAGCCGCATCAAGAACGTCCGCGAGTTCCCGGCGATGGGCACCCCGCCGAACATCGTGAACGTCCCGACGTACGGCCAGAAGACCTCGCAGCAGATTCAGGGACAGGCGGACGCGCCCACGATGGAAATCACCATCAACTACATCCCGTCCGCATGGGCCAGTGGTACCGTGCTGGGCTCGATGGTCGGCGACGGCAAGCAGAAGGCGTTCCGCTTCGCGCTGCTGAACTCGGAGCCGGCGGCGTACGGATCGGCCGTAGCGGGGCTCGGCACGGCTAAGGGCGGCACCGCCGGCACCCCCGCGAACGAGAACACGTACTACTACTGGGTCGGCAAGATCGAGGCGCTGCTGGTCAACCCGCAGCTCACTGACGCCAACACGGCGACTTTGACGATCTCGCTGCAGTCGTCGTTCTTCGGCGCGTACACGGCGGCGTAATGCCGGGCGGGCGGGGGACATCGTTCCCCCCGCCCGATAGATGCCATGGGCGAATTCCAGTACAAGAGGCCTTTCACTCTCGACTTCGTGATGCGTGTCACCTTGCATCACATGAGACGTAGTGTGGATTTCAGCATCGAGAAGACGATGGAGAGGCTGCCGGAATTCGTCGATGACAGGGACAAGTCCCGGGAGGTCTTCGAGACTCTGGCCCTGTTGCACGGATTGAGGAAGAGCTTATCAAATGGTTCCCAAAATCAGAGCGGAAAGGAATACAGATATGGCCGACGATCTAAAGCGTCTCGTGGGGCGCAAGATGTCCAAGCAGGTGAAGTTCATGGGCGAGGACGTGAAGATACACAAGATGAGCGTGGCGGAGGTGATGGATGTGCAGGCCAGGGTCAGGGAGATGGAGAGCGGCGGGGAGGACAAGGGCCTGGAGGTGCTGCGGACGGTGATCCGGGCCAGCGTTGAGGGCGCCAAGGACCTGTCCGATGAGGACTTCTCGGCGTTTCCTCTGGACGAGCTGACCAAGCTGTCCAGCGAGATCATGAAGCACTCCGGGATCGCCCAAGACCAGGGAAAGTGATGCTCTCCTCGGAGGAACTCGCCGTGTACGAGCTGGCCTTCAATGTGGGGATCACCGTGCACGAGCTCATGGAGAGAATGCCCTACGACGAGTTCCTGGGGTGGATGGCCTATTTCGAGAGGCGCCCGGTGGGCTGGCGCGACGACGAGCGCACCATGCGTCTGCTGCAAGCCCAGGGCGTTAAGCAGCGGCCGGAGGAGATATTCCCATCTCTGGCCGCCGTGAGAGAGTCCCCGCCGGCCGCGGCCGGGGTGCTGGACATGCGCAATTTCAGATCCTCCGTCATGTTTTCCAAGATGATTTCCGCAACGGGAGGGGATAAGCTCGACATATGGTCAAAATTACAGGGGTGAAGAAGACGCTTCTGGAACTGCGCTCCTTCGCGGACAGGGCGGTGGCGGAGCAGCTGTCGCGCAAGACGGCCTCTCTCGTGTCTGAGCTCAGAGACGCCACCCCAGTGGACACCGGGAGAGCCAGGGACGGATGGTATGCGAGTGGCGGGGCCATCTGCAATGACGTGGAGTACGTGGATGATCTCAACAGAGGGACATCGCGCCAGGCGCCCCCGTACTTCATAGAGAAAACACTTCTGTTGCAACCAGGAGTGTCGCCGAATGGAACCATCGTAACCGAGAAACAAACGCCCGCCGATCGTCCCGGCGGGTAAAAAATCGGAGTAGCAGATGTCCGGTATCCTGATCGATGTAAACGCCAGAACGCACGACTCTGCGCGCGAGCTCAATAAGGTCAGCGATTCCGTCAAAAACATCGAGACGTCCACAAATAAGGCCGCGGCGGCGCTGGCGGCTTTGGGCAAGACGATAGGTTCGGCGTTCATTGCGGGCGGAACGTACGCGGTGCTGAAGAGTGTGAATCAGGAGTTCACCTCCATCCAGAACAGGCTGTCGCTAATCACGAAGGACCTGGAGGACCTGGGCCGCGTGGAAAAGCGCCTGGCCGGAATAGCGCGAGACACAAGGACCTCCGTTGGGGACACGGTAGACGTCTACTACAAGCTAAGCACGGCGCTGTCGAGAGCCGGGGTATCCGAGCGCCGTCTGATGCAGGCGACACAAGCCCTGAATCAAAGCATAGCCATTTCCGGTGGCAGCGCGGAGTCCGCCTCCAGGGCGATAATCCAGCTGGGGCAGGGGCTCTCGGCGGGCGCGCTCCGCGGGGAGGAGCTGGCGTCCGTGATGGAGCAGATGCCGAGGTTCGCGCAGCTCCTGGCGGAGGAGCTGGATATCAGTGTGGGACAGCTCCGGACTGTGGCCGAGCAGGGCAAACTGACGTCCGACTTCATCTTCACATCGCTGATAAACAACGCGGACAAACTCGGGGCGGAGTTTGCCAAGTTCACTCCGACACTGCAGCAGCTGGAGGGGGCGCTGTCCTCCGCGTTCAGGACGTACGTGTACAACCTGGACAAGGGACTGGGTCTCACCAGGGGTATATCGGCCGGTGTCGGTGATCTGACCGTCAAGATGAGACTGGCGGCCGAGTCCGCGGAGGACCTCGGGGGCTCGATTAGGACTAAGGTAGTGGGTGGTATAGCCTCGATAAAATCTGTCGGCGGTCCCGTTCTAGATTTCCTGGGGACCCTGGGAGAGAAAGTGAAACTGGCCGTACCAGGCTTCTTCGTTACGAACACCCTAAGGGGCGAGACCAGGGAGTACATACGGCTTCTGGATGATTCCCTCGGCGGCGCCTTGACGATCATCAGGAACTTTCGCCTGTCCTACCTGTGGACCATCGAGTCCACCACCGAGAAGGCCGTGCGTGCGTTCAGGCGTCTCCTACCGGCGAATTGGATAGCCTCCGGCGGTTTCGACAGACAGACTTTCGAGCGCATATTCAGCAGGAAGTACCTAGACGCCTTCCTGGCCGTGTTCTCCAGATTCACACAGGGTCTGTCAGAGGATTCCAGGGCGATACGCGTCAATATAGCCACGTTAGACAGGGACATCGGGATCGTCTGGAGGAGGATGTTGAGGTACTTCGGTCTCATTCCTGACACACTGGTGGCCGTCAAGACCGGTCTACTGTCGCCGATCTACGGTTCCATAAATAATATACTCCAGGGTCTCACGGACACCGGGGTACGGCTGTATGAAATAGGCCGTCTGTTCACCGAGATATTCGGTCCCGCGCTGGCCGCGCTGATCTTGACCACCTATAAGGTAGTGTTCAAACTCCCGGGATTGCTGCTGCAGCTGGTTAACGCCACACTGGCGATCATAGAGACCATGCTCAACAGACTCAAACTGATCCTGGAGGAGGCTTTCGGTAGTGCCGAGATCCTCACGGCGGCCGCCTGGCTGCTGAAGGACATGAAAGGTCAATTCCTGGATTTGGCCTTCACACTCGGTTTCACGATGAAGGCGAACAGGACCTTCTTCGACACGTTCGTCGACACGATAAACGCGGGCACCAAGCGTGTGTTGCGCTCTCTGGGACTGCTGAAAGAGTCGTCCCTGCTCGACTTCGATTTCAGCGGGATCTCTCGCTCTGTCCGCAGATTCACTCGGGACTTCATCGGATACTTCCGGGATCTCTACGACGAGGTGATAGGGCACTCCTGGTGGACGGACACTGTGGAGGGGATCAAGAGCGGTGTAGAGGACGTGGAGGAATACTTCAGGGACTTCGGAAGTGTGGTAAGAGACGCCTCCAAGGTGTTTATACCGCTTTTCGCCGCATCCGGACTGCTGGGCGGGATGTTCAGGCAACTTAAGGCCGGTTTGAGGGACCTTCCGAAGACGGGAAGGCTGTTCGCACTGGCCCTGCTGCCACTGCAAGTTGGCCTGAAGTCTGCTCTGGGTCTTTTAGGACAGCTGTCAATGGCGGTCTTGGTGTTCGGCACCCTGATACCTGCGGCATTCGCCGGAATGTATTTTCTACACAAGTTCTTCCCTGATATGGAGAAACTGGCCAGGGAGAAACTTGCCTCCGCGGCCGACTACGTGGAGCGGTTTGCCGAGAGAGTGATAGGGTATTTCGAGGATATCTACGAGGACGTGATCGGAGGTTCCTGGTGGACCGACACTATCGACAGTGTCAAATCCGACTCCAAGAGCCTGTGGAACAGTGTCGCGCCCGATTTCATGAGATTCAAGACCGGTGTGTCCGACGTATTCGCGGAGATCTATAGGAAGGCCAAAAGCGGCAGACTCAGTCTTGATGTTATAGGTCTGAAGGATGTGCGTCGGGTGGACGTGGGAGAGCTGGTGCAGACGCAGCCCGTCGTGAAGGCCGTTGTAGACGTCTTCCAGAAAATCAGGGCTGTGGCACAGAAGGTGTTCGAGACCTTTCCATCACTACTGCAGGTGTCTTTGCAGGGTGCCGGTTTGGTTCTCGTTAACAGCTTGTTCGAACCTGGGTTGATAAGGGCGTCACTTAGCGCCGCCCTCGGAGGGGCCATGCTTCCGCACCTGGCGGTTATCGGGGAGCGACTAGGACTGGCCCTGTTCGGCGAGAGCCTTCTGGAGGTGGCCGCCAAGAAGGCTGGGAAATTCGTGGCTCTGGTGATCTCCAATATAGGCACGGAACTCCCGGAGATTATAAATGCATTGGGGGCATTCTTCTCCGGTCTAGGCAGAGGGTTGCTGGAGAATCTGCCACTGAGTGTCGGTAAGGTCTTCCAGTCCATATTCCAGGTACTAGACAAGTACACCGGACTGTCGGGACCATTAGGAATTTTTGGGGCCTTCCTATTTGGGAAGACAATCAAAGACTTCTTTAAAGTCACTAAGGGTGCCAAGGGTGGCGTCGAGGGCCTGTTCGAGACACTGCAGAAGTTCATGAGTTCGCGTGGGAAGAACTGGGGCGCCATCGGGGAATTTCTGTACGGAGGACCCGGACCCGTGAGGATCGTGGCCGGCCTTACTAGCATCGCCTCGGCTCTGGGTGCCTTCGACTCGGTACTGTCCAAGGCGCCGTTTACCAAGTTGATGCTAGACACCGCGTCATTGTTCCTGCTACTTACCGGCAATAGGGGGCTGGACAAGATCACTTCTCTGTTCGCGGAGAATGTCACACTACCTCTGAAAAATCTATTAACAGATCAGGCGAAGAAGTTCCTTGCGGGACCGTCTCTCGCCCCCCTGTTCGACGCCCTGTTCGGGGGAGACCCGAGTCAGTCTGTGTCCACCCGTGCTATCAAGTTCGGACAGGCGGCGATAGACGTATTCATCAAAAAGTCCATAGAGGCCGCGACGTCGCTGGGCGGAACATTTGGCGGCAAGCTGATGCAACTGATATTCGGTCCCGAATGGATTAAGACATTAGACATGGTGGGATCACGCGCGCGAGGGCTATGGAAAAACACCTTCAGAGGATTCAAAGAGGCTGCGAAGGATGTCCGGAGCGGGTTTGGCAGGATGTTGGCCGACATGAGTTTCCTGTTCAACAGAGGGGTCGGCACTAACCTCGTGTCCTCCGTCACCAGTGCCCTGGACAAGATTAATTCTCGCGTCACGGCCATGTCCGCAAGGGCGGGTCCCCACGGTCTGCTTGGCAATCTGTTACTCGGTAAGAACGCGAAGTGGCTGTTGGGTGGAGCCCTGCTGGGCGGTCTGGCGCTATTGTCGACAGCCGCTCTGGCTAAGGGAGGTCAAGGCTCTCTGGGCGATAGGGACATTCTGTTCGAGGGTTTCAACGAGAGGGTATCGGCGCTGCGTTCGCAGGAGACCGCGACAGAGACGTGGCTCCGCAAAACGAAGTGGCTTTTCCAAGACTTTCTGGACTATGCCTTGTACGTGTTCGCCGCGGTGGAGGTGGCGTGGAGTTTGGCTACACGCCGCCTGTTCGGTTTCAGTAGGACCCTAATTGCCGGGTTACTGGCTGCTGTTGCGTTCCTGCGTAAGGCCGTCCCGGCTCTGCTGTCCACACTAGCGGAAAAGGCGGCCGCGGTACTAGCCGGAAAGGGGATATTAGGCGGTCTTTTGTACTCACTAGCCGCACTTCGCGGCACTCTGGCCGGCGCGGTGGCGGGACTGCTGGCCAGCGCACTGGGGGCAGATGCGATATGGAGCACGGTGGCCGGGGTGATCGTAGGTGCCTTGGTACAGTCTATATCCGGCGAGATGGTGGTGGCCCTGAAAGACGTGCTACTGAAGACAATACCCAGTACCTTCAGACTGCTGGGCAATGCGTTCAAACAGCTTGCGGAGGACATCGCAGCCAGGTTCGCGCTGGCCATGGCCGGTAAGGGTGTGCTAGGTAGTCTGGCCCGGGCGTTCGTTAGCGCGAGAGGACCGCTGACCGGTCTGGTGGTCGGCTTCATGGCCAGTGTTTTCGGTGCGGACGAGGTGTGGAGCGTCGTGGCAGGTGTAGTGGCCTCCATGCTGGCCCAGGCGTTACCGGGCGCTATATTTAAAGGTATATTTGGGGCCCTGGGCAGAATATTATTGGCGATAGCATCCTTTGTGTTCAGTTTCAAGGCTCTCTTACTGGGGGGCATCGGCCTGGTGGCATTGCTACTGTTCGGCAAGGATAATCCGATAGAGACGCTGAAGGACATCTGGGCCTGGGTCGGTAAGATAACTGGTTTGTGGAAGACGGCCCCAAAGAACCCGCTCGGGATGTCCGAGGCCGCTTATCAGGCCAACGAGCAGCTCAGTCTCGGGGTGGGTTACGATCTATCCAGAGTCAATCTCGGTAAGATCGGTGCCGAGGAGAAGAAGCAATTCGAGGAGAAGAGAAAGGAACTCGAGGAAACCATTTTAAAGGCCAAGAAAGAGGATTATTTCGAGGGTGCGGTCACGGAGGCCACCCGACAGGAAATCCTCAATCAGAACCGCGCATTCAATAAATTCGTAGAAAAGTTGGCACAGCGCGGAGCAAAGGACTTCAATGAGATAACGCAGGAGATCTCCAATGGGTTCAGAAAATTGGAGCGGGTCAGTCTAGTTCAAAGATTCCTTTCCGGGCAATTCGAGGAGAAACCTCTACAGAGGCTGTACAAACGAGATATAGAGGTCTTGCGTGACCTGCAAAGTAAGGCGCGGGACTCCGGCAATAAGGATATGGTCCGCTTCTACCAGCAGGAGATTAATCGGATAAATGCGGCGTTCCTGAATAAATCCTACTCTGCCGAGTACCGCCCCTTGTCGAGCCAGGAGTCCAGGATAGATGAGCTGATAAAGAAGGCCAGAGTGGTCAAGACGGAAGACCCGGAGATAATAGAGGAGGTCACCAGGGCACTACAGAGGTATCAAGCCGTTCAGACCGAGATAAACAAACAGGCTGTAAACTGGAAGGGCTTCTACGACCCGTCCAAGGTGGACCCGCAGCTGCTGCAGACCTATGATCTGTACAGTTCGGCAGCGGAGGCGGCCCTGAACAGGCTCGTGGAGTTCGACCGCAGGGCCCGAGAGGCGTCGGCATTCGCCAAGGACATCGCGGAGATACAGAACAGGCTGCAGCAGGGCGGGATCTCTCTGGATACCAAGGAGCTGTTCGTGTCGGGCAGCCCCGATCTGGACCGCATCCGAGAGATCTCGAGGGAGGTTGAGAGGCTGTCGAAGCGGCTGAAACAGGTTCGGAGCGCGGAGGAGCGCAATGAGATACTGATAAAGCTGGCCATATCCCGGGAAAACATCGAGAAGATAGCCGAGGACGCCAAGAGGATTCTCAGGAGCAGCCTGTCCAATCTGGAGCTGTCCTTCTCGGCGATAGGCGCCGATTTCGGCAAGAACACCGTGGCGGCCGTCAACAGGGCGGGACTGGCGGCCGAGACCGAACGGATCGCCAGGGACATCGCGACGCTAAACGAGCTGCAGCTTGAGGCGGTCGACAAGGCCGTTGGGAAGATCCGCGAGAAGAATCTGGTGGTCCAGGTGCCCGAGCTGAACGTGTGGAACAGTCTGGACCTACAGTCGGCCGTGACCGAGGGAAAACTGGACGATCTCATAGCCGCCAAGAGCCGCGAGCTGGACCGGGCGGTCACCGGGGCCTTCTCCGGCCGGGAGGGCGTGTCCCTGGGCGTCAGAGACATAGCCACGCGGCTCGGATTCACCGTCCCGGCCAATATTCTGCTGCGCAAGACTCAGGCCGAGATAGACGCCCTGAACGGCCAGATCATGGAGCTGAATGATCTGACGAGCAAGACGAAGTTCGGCGACGCCACCGGGCCCCAGATCGTGCGCATGGAGGAGCTCCGGCTGTCCATCCAGGACGCACTGGAGCCCGCGAGGACCCTGTCCGACATGATGTCGGATCTCTCCTCCGGCGGGTTCTCCTTCACGCTCGAGGACATGGTCAAGCTGGGAGACGGCACGCTGGAGGATCTGCGCAAACTGTCCACGGAGCTGTACACCGTTAACAAATTGATGTCCAGGGAGAATTCGAAGAACCTCAGCTTCGACGAGCTGCGGGCTCTGGCCGAGCGCCAGAAGAAGGCCCTCAGGGAGCTGCGGGCGGAGTACGAAAAGACGCTCAACAATACACCCTCCAAGGTGCTGAACAACGCCAGAGAGGTCGTCGGAGATTCGTACAGGTCGATGCTCCGGATCGGGGAGAGTGATCTTCGTAAGCTGTCCGAGCTGGGAGCCTCCAGGCAGCGCACGCTGAGCCGGACTGACGACAGGGGGCTCACGGCCACGGTGCGGGATATGGCCCGGATAGAGCGCCAGTTCGAGCGCGCCAAGACACTCGTAATGAGTTCCGTTGAGGATATCGCCGGACTCATCAGCAACGTGTTCGAGACGCAGATACCCGAGAGGGCGCTTCTGGAGATATCGCCGAGGCTGCGCGGGGCCATGACGGCCGCGGCTAAGTACTTCGATCTGGTAATGAAGGACATCAAGGCCTCCGACGTGTTCACCGAGGACCAGATGCGGTCCGTGTTCCAGCGGCTGGACAGGATCTCCGCCGGGTTCCGGCTCCAGGGTATACTCGCGAACTACCGCGCGGACCTGGAGCGCATGACATACGAGGGGGCCAGGGCCGGCTTCGAGCGCGTGTCGTCCGTCATAAAGGACCTGCAGCTGGAGTTCGAGGACTACGTGGGCCTGAGCGCCAAGCAGCGAGCCTTCTTCCAGAAGCAGGCCGCAGCCATAAAGACCATAGGCGACGTCTTCGAGTCCGGCCTGCTGAACGTCACCGACGAGCTGGAGTCGGACCCGCTGGGCCTGGCCCGCGTGAAGGAGATGCGCGCCCTCCTGGCGGACGCCACGATGTCGCCGGTAGAGGTGCTGGAGAGACTGGGACCTTTGTTCGAGGACCACTTCAGACGCAGCCTGGAGTCCCTGAACGAGAGCCCGGAGGCGAAGCAGATAATGGCGATGGAGAATCTGACCGACGCCGTGAAGCATCTGGAGGACGCCTTCAGGGGTGTCTCCAGGGGCCCGGCCCCGGCCGTCGGGTACATCGCGTCCCCGGCGGCGCCCGGGGTGCCGTCCGAGACTGCAGGCGTGGATGACGCGACCATACAGCGGTCCATCACCGCCAGGACGGAGGCCCTCAGGGGCGCTGTGGCCAGCGGCGTGGAGAGCGTTTACGACGCGTTCGACGCGGCCAGGCTGAAGCTGGCGAAGGTCGGTGTCTCCCTGGACCCGGAGGTCCTGTACGCCAGCACGGACGCCCAGCTCGCTCTTCTGTCCTCGTACGCGGACGAGATAGACGCCAAGGTCAGGGCGATACGTTTCGACAAGACTCTGCCAGAAGAGACGCGCAGGCTGTACGCCACCCAGGCGGAGGCGCTTCGGTTCGGCCTGTCCGACCTGGTGGAGAGCCTGGACAGCGGCAGGAAGAACTTCCTAGGGGCGGGGAGGCGGTTCGTGGAGGGTATAGAGGGCTCCATAAAGCAGTCCTTCGCGGACCTGTTCAGGGCGAGGAAGCAGGACGAGAGCATCGGCATATTCCGGAATTTCCTGAACACCGTAATGGACGGCGTCACCAACGCGATAATAGACCAGTTCATAGACGGATTCATCCAGGGCATAAAGGAGACCGCCGGAAAGGGACTCGTCGAGGCCGCCGGGAAGGAGATATTCTCCGCGGGGGCCGGTCTGGTGAAGGGCGTGTTCGGCCTGTTCTCCGGCGCAGGGGCCCCCGGCGGGGAGGCCATGGGGACGGGCGCGGCCCCGGGGGAGGCCGAGGGATCCGTAGACCAGACCGGCGCACTGGCGCCGATCTTGACGGCCATCTCGGGATTCTTCTCCACGATGGTTTTCGGCCAGACGGCGCAGACGGCGACCGCGCAGGCCCAGCTGGCGGCCACGACGGCTTCCACCGGACTGATAACGTCGGCCATATACAGCTCCACGTCGATGATAGTCGGCGCCATACTGTCCCTGCAGGCCACCACGGCGGTGGCGGGCGTGTTTGCCTCCGGCGGCCCCGTGTCCGGGCCGGGCACCCCGACCTCCGACTCCATACCCGCCATGCTCAGCGACGGGGAGTTCGTGGTGAACGCCGCCCAGACCAAGCGGTTCCTGCCCCTTCTTACCGCCATTAACGCGGGCAGCATACGCGGATTCTCCGACGGAGGCATGGTGACCAGGCGCGGCGAGGCCGTGAGGCCGGTGCAGTCCGGCGGCTCCAGGGCCTCTCCGGTTATCGTCAATCTGAATATAACGGGCGATGTCAGCCGGCAGACGCGCATGGAGGTCATGCAGATGCTGCCCCGGATAGCCGAGGGCGTCAACGTGCACAACAAGGAGAAGGGATACAAGCCGTGAGCGTCTACGGACTGCTGCACGGTGAGGACGACGAGCTGGCCGCCAGACTGACGGCCCCGCTGTCCCTGGTCAGTCGCGTCCCGGTCGA